TTTATCTCCCCAATAATCTCCTTCTGCAAAATTAATTTTTTCTAATATTGCATTGTTTTGTTCAACATATTCAGTCCATACAATAAATTCATATTCTGCCTTAATATGATCAGGCATTGTTACTGCAAATATTTGATTGGTAGGTGCAACAGTCTTATTTAATAAATTGAACTTATCGTATTTGTTCTTTTCATTGAACTTAGTCATTACTGGATAACTCAAATAACGATTAAATGTTTGATAACCTTCATCTTTCGCAAATGATGTTCTTTTAACCATTATCAAAGGAATCTGTAATTTACCCTGTTGATCTCTTAATGCACCTTGAGCTTTTGCAGCATACCATTTTTCAGGATTACCATATATAATTGGTACTTTTATATTTTCACCTGCGTCAATTACAGTAGGATTAATAACATTTTGTATATAACTAATCAATGCAGTATCAACATCCAATAAACTAACAGTAAAGTTTTTCTTTGGATCTTCGTCTCTTCTGGTATCCAACGCAATATTTCTTACATTAGATACAATAGGATTGTTCTTTTCAACATTGTTATTTGTTGGTACTGGATTGTTTTTATTACCTTCCCACATAATTAATATTGACGGTTAACTAAATTAATCTTGCTCAACTTAGTATAATGACTGTTACAGATTATACTATGCGATTTATTTGACTGACCACCTAAAAATTGTTCTTGTACAACATTATCAACTTCATGATAACGATCATTGAATAATATCAAATCGCCAACTTCAGGATAAAAACTTGCATCTTTTAATGCTAATTCTCTGAATTTAAATACAACAGTTTGATCTCTATCAGGTCCAAATCCTTCATCATCTGTAGTAATATCACCACGATCAATCAAACTACTCAATTCTACACCAGAGTAAAAACTTTTTCCTTCAGCTGCAACTGCTTCACCATAAATGTTTGTATTGGTTTCATTTGGTGCAATCTTAAATAAAACAACAAGTGTTTCAATAATATCACGCATTAATTCGGCATTAAATTGATTTACCAAATTAATGTCTCGTTGACTAAAATATCTTCCAAATAATGCCATATATTATCCTATGTAAATTAGTAATGGAACTGTTTTCATGATTGATGTCATCTTTTCAGTTTCATCTGCTTTGGCTTCCATTTGTGCTTTACGACTAGTTGCTTCAAGATTTTCTCTCAATTGAGTTATCAATGTTTCTTTTTCCGCAGAAGCTTCACTTCTTAATTCCGATCCATCCAGTGTTACTTCTCCACCAGGAATTGGAATTGTACTATATTTTTGTCGAATCAAACCAAGATTTTCTTTACACAATGCCAAGAAATATTTCTTAACCCATTGTTTTCCAACCGCATTTAATTTGTAGTAAACTACATTTTGATACGGAACATTACTGTAATCACTAACTACATCATAATTACTTCCACTACTAAATGTATTCGCATTACTAAATTTATCTTTCTCAACAACATATTCAACATAAATTTTGTGGTTATGTGTTGGAATAGGAAATATCTTTAATTTATTATTGACAATTTCAAAACTATATGCACTTTTACGCACCATGTCATTAAATTCAATTGCTTGGCCTCTCAATAAATCTTCAAAGATTGGTGTCATTAAAAATTGTGTAGCAGGACTATATCCAGCAAATCCCATTTCATTCAACACATTGCTATAACTCATACCAGTCATACTGAATGGATCATAAATACGAGCAAATGCAGGCGTAGGACCGTGAAACACTCTTCTAATTTCAACTCTGCTACCACTTTCAATATCGTTTCCAATTAAATCTTGCAAATCATATGTTTGTTGACTTGCACTCAAATGTATAGGAACTTTTTTGATATCAACATATCCGCCAATACCAACTTCACTACCATACCCTTTTGTTAATTGAATAATATATGGTAATCCTGTTCCAGTAACATTTTTAGCTGTGATATTAGGATTATCTGCGGTACTTAATCCTTGTAAATTTAATAAATTATTTCTAATATTAAATTGATTTACTTGAGCACCATATTCATTGACGGCTTCTTCAAACGCAGCATAAAAATTTACATCAATCAATTCAATATCAATGATTGGATATCCCATTCTTTTCGCAGCCCATTCTGCACTCTTTTCACAGTCATATTCAAAATAACCAACACTGCCACTTAAATATGATTCGTTTAAGTAAAATCCAAATGGTATACTGCCTGTTGTTACAGCACTACCACTTCCTGGCCATCTTACTCTATCTTGATCTAAATTAGCACTCATTGTTTATAAATATATTATAATTTAGTTATTCTAACTTTTAAATCACCATTTCCTCTAATAATTCTATGCCAAACTTCTTTTGGTATAAAAAGTTTATCAGACATAGTTTTTGGCAATTCATTATCCATTTGTAATTGCCAATCCGTTGTACCAATTATTTCTACAATTCTATCTTCTCTATCTCTGTGCCATTCCAAATCATCTATATCTACATTTTCTTCAAATTCTCTTAGATATAAATTGTCTTGTAAATGTGTTTCTTTAAATGGAAATTCCATAGATTACCAATATTTACCCTTACTCTTGGTACCTAAAGATTTGATTCTATGACTTCTGCAACTCCAATATCCGGCTGTAGTTCTATCTTTCTTTTGACTACATCTGTGTCTAGCTCTGAAACTTTTTCTACGAGCTTTACTACTAGCTCTTATTCTCATTTTAGGATCACCAAATGTAACTTTCTTGATATTACCATTCTTACCTCTTACATATACTGCAAATTTCTTTGGTCCTCCTGGAGTTCTAAATGGTCTACTAAGATGTACAGTTCTACCTCTGTGTTTTACCTCATTTAGATATTCATCTTCTTCCAATTCAATTGGCGCATCTAAATAAACTTCTATACCTTCATATATTGCTTTAATTCCTAAATCACTTTCTATAATATCTACATCATCATCATTTAATTCAATTGCGTCATCATTGTATAAACCACGAACTTCATTTACTATTTTAAAATATCCTTCACTATAAATTCTAAATATATTTTCTTCTAATGTAAGTTTTCTATCCAAATGATATTTTAATTGTTCGCTTATTTGAACATCTTTAACCAACTTCATTGGTTCACTTTTTTCTAAAATTTCATCCACTATATCAGTTAAATTTATCATATAATATAAATATGCTATAATTTTATCTTTCGTTTGTGATATTTTATAGTAGTTCCACTCAAATTATATTTAATTGAAAGTTCTTTAATTGTATATTGATTGGATAATATGTCTTGATATAATTCATGTTTTATTTTTTTAATATTATTTTTTGAAACGGAAATGTTTGTTTTTCTGTTTTCATTCATTGGACCTTGTTTTTTACCTGTTTTATTATTATCATAAGAGTAATTTATTTTTCTTGAAGATAAATTATTTCTTCTCTCTTCATATTTTATAGTTCCAATTTCAATTCCATATTTTTCAATAAACCAATTTAAAGTAAATCTACCTAATGCTTTTTGTTTTTGAATTATAATACTATCATTATTATGTTTTTTTCCAAACATAGGATTATTTTCTCCCGAATACATTTCAGATAATTGTTGTCTTATAGTTTCTTTATTTGGATTATGTGTAAAATTATCTCCTCCTGAAGAACTTAATGCAATATTATAACCAATATTGTTTCTATAAGGTTGAAATGTATCTAAATAATACTGTTCTCTTTCCAATAATATTTGTTCATCATTTAATTCTTCAATTACTTCAAATTTAAAATTATCTTTGCCGTAAAAATTCCATGAATTTTGTAATTTTTTATTTATATGAATATTTTTATTTAATTCATTTATATGTTCCCACCATCTTCTGTCTATATCTCTTGATGAACCGATGTAAAATTTTCCGTTTTTTAAATTTGTAATTTTGTAAATACCTATTTTCATACCTTACCATAAATATCTTGAATTTTAATAAAAACGCAATAAAAAACCCTCACATTTTACTGTGAGGGTTATTGATTAAACTATGTTAGTTTGAATTAGATTTGATCTAAGTCAGAAACATATATCTTGCCGTAAAATTCTGGTCTTACGACTTTCTTAGCATAACGAGTCAATACACCTCTACGTGGAGTAAAGTTGACTGGATCGTATACCAATGGAGTTTGTACTAGTGGGATGTATGGAGCATATACTGCGCCGGTTTCTAGGAAGTTATTTCCACGGAAGCCCATCAAGATGGTGTTTTCTTGCATATATGGGTTCTTGTAGACTTGGAAGCGACTTGCGAAGCTACCAACACGAC